AGTCGGACCTTTGCAAATCGCTCGTATTGCGCCCTGGTGAGGGTGTGACGGTGAACGTTTCGCATGGTCCAGAGCCGGTTCGGACTGATACCTAATTCGCCGCAGAGGGTTAGTTCCTCGTTGGTGGGGGAGTATCTGCCAACGATCATGCTCGGGAGGTGGCCTGCATGAAACAGTGAGTCTTCTTCGTCTGAGGCGATGTAGGCGAGGGTTTCCCGGTTGAACATAAGAGGGCCAACTGGGAGAACTTTGATCGGCTCTAGGATGGTAAGCGCAACTGGTACTTTGAGTACGTATTCTTTTCTGCGTTTCCGGCGTTGCTTCTCTGACCCTCCGAGTGCTTCGACCGGTGAGTCACGGACCCGGTAGGTGCGGGTTCCCCATTCGATCCCGACGTACACCTGGGAAACTTTGAACAATTCTCGCGCAATTTCACGGAGACGTGAGTCGAGGTCGATTTCTGCGGCCCACTGGTTCCATACGTCCTGTTGGTCCTGGTCGTATGTCTCGAAGCGGCAGCGTTGGAACATGAGACTTTCAGTGACGTCGGAGAGGGTGCTGAGGATGTCGTCGTTCTCGACGGCCCAGGCTGCCTGTCCGATGTCAGCGAATTCGTGTTGGGCTTCGTCCCATCTGTTTCGGTGGAACATGGTGACGCTGGTTGCGGCTGTTCCGCTACTCATTTGCTGAACTGATCGGGTCCATTTTTCGATAACTGAAGCAATTTCCTGGTTGCTCTCGATTTCCTTGATTACCGTTTCCGGGTATCCTGATTCGTTGATGTATGTGATGTTTGGCTCAAACACCGCCGGTCTCCATTCTCCAGTCGAATTCCATCACGGAGTGAAGGCGACTGGCTATCGTGTACTGGTATTGAAGGTCAGAGAGAACTGGTTCGAGTTCTTTGATTCTGATTGGTTCCCATTGGCGTTGGAAGTCCTCTATTCGTCGTATTCTGGTTCTCAGTTCAGAAAGTCTTGCTGAGTGCTTGGAACATGAGTGCATCACCTCGTCGGGTCGCATTGTGTGATAGTCGCGCATATCCCGGTAGGCGTGGTCGATTTCCGCTCTTACGTCCTCAATGGAACAGCCTACAACGTTATTCTGCTGAGAGTACACATTTGCTTATCGGACGCTTACGTGAGTTTACGTACTGCTGTTCTTCGCTAGTGAGAGAAAACATGTCGTAAAGTTCACTATCGTTGAGTTTCCGGTCATGTGGGATGTTTGGAAGCGTGGCAAACACCTTCTCGTTTCCGAACCCTGACCACTTGGCGGTCCTGTAGAGGTAGTGCATCAGGCTGAGGTTCAGGTTATGGGCCAGGTTTTCTCCGTGCTCCTGGGACTGAACAGGAACGTAGTAGCCCATGTCGGTGCAGCCCATTGTTTCATCATAGAACGGTATCGTGTTTCCGCTTCTTGTCCACATGACCTTTGGGGTTTCGGCCCAGGGCTGCTTGATTGAGGACCACCAGACCTGGCGATTGGTGTGGAATACCGGGTAGACGTGTTCTTCTGTTCGCGTTCGGGACAGGGTGGTGCCATTTCGGGTGATGCGGTTATGGCAGGTGACGTAATCCCAGTGAACATCCAATTTGTCCTGGGTGTCAAAGATGGCTTTGCGGTGGATGCTAAGCGAAACAGCGTTCAGGTCGTTTGGGAGGTAGGGGGTGGAATGGTCAATTTTCACTGAGCCTTGGACGCCGTTTCCGGTGACGAATGTCAATCCGGTGGATGGTTGTCGGATGATCGCATAATCGGAGAATGTTGACCCAACGCCCTGAAAGTGCCTTTCGGTATCAAGGTTGATGTACACGGTGTCGCATTCCCTCATCAGTTGAAGCACTTGACTGACGGGACTGAATGATCCTGGCGACACCTGACAGAGCAGTCCACCATCTTTTAGCAAACTGAACGAGAATTTGGTGAATTCGATCCACAGTTTACGGTGATGATTCCATTTCAATTCCGATGGGTTGCGAAATGGCGGATTGGAAAGTACTACATCAAAAAGCATACCCTAAGTACGACGGGTTCCTAGTACGATAGGAAACTGTCGAACACTGGTGGTTCCTCTTTTGGTTGGATGACTACCGACATTGCCTCAATTCGTTCCTGCTGGTGGGCTAGGGCGGCCATTCGTGCGGCATCCAGGCAGTGAAATTTTCCCTTGTTGAAGAGTTTTCGACCATATGGGTCGGTAACGGATTTACTCAGGACGTAGGTCTGTCCCTGAAATTCCCTGATGAGGTCGATGTCCCAGGGGAGGTGGATTTCTCCTTCGTCAACGAGTGATCGCAGATAGTCGCTGCTGACCTCTAGAACGCTCCCGGTAATGGGTTTTCCGAGCGGGTTGTCTGGATCGTCGTTGCCCTCTGCTGGGGGTTCATATCCGGTGATGATGGATGAGTTGAAGACGTATCCCCGGATGGCGTCGGAGAAGCCTGGAATCTTGCTTTCCTTAATCTCCGAGTATATAGGAAGTCCGATTCCGGTCCTATCAAGGCCGAAAGAGCGGATCTTGTAAAATTTCCACAGATGATGAAACACTGCCCGCTGATCCGGTGACGAGATCCGCTCCAAATGAACACGACACAACGCCTTAATACGCTTCTTCCCCTTGACGACCTCCTCCCCGAACACGAGAATTTCGGTGGGATGTGACGTCAACCCGATATCAGCACCAGCCCACGTTTTCTTATACTTCTTGTGCGCCTCAGGAAGGGTGATAAGCGACTCAATGGACTGTCCAGACTCACGCAGTCGTTCCTCGTTGATCCTGAATGACTGGTACTCCATCGTGTTGTACACGGAATCCTGGTCCTGGTCAACGCAGTTGAGTAGGCGGGAGAGGACGAACAGCGACGATTGGGCGTCTCCGTGAAGCCCAAGGATGTTCCGACGATAGTCGGGATGGTTGATCGAGCCGTACATTTCCGACTTGGCTTGACGTTCCTCCTCGGTCCAGTCGGGACGGTGCATGGCGGTCCATTTGTGAACGGTCCACCCTGATCCTGGTTGGGTGAGTTGATAGTAGCGATCTCGGACTCCTCGTGAGACGCCGTGTGTTCTCCACTGGGAGTTGTCGTTACCAAATTTTAGGGTTTCGGTGAGTTCGACGTACCCGGCTTCGGGATAGTCCTGGCCTTCGTCGAGTTCGAGTTTCATTGGGTGCATCCCTTTGACTCCACGTCCGGTGATCTGTGGGATGCGTCCGACTATCTTGGCCCCGTTTCGGAAGCGTGCTTCGAATGGTTGGTGGCGGATTCCGTTTCCGGCTCCGGCTCGTTGCAGGAAGTCTCTGGTGATTCGCGAGGAGAGGATGCGTGCTTCTACTGATCGCGTAATTGGGTCGAGGTGGACCATTTCTGGGGCGGTGAGGAGCATTTCTTCGCCTGGGTTGGTGAAGGGGAATACGAATGCTCGCATTTGGATGCCGTTGGAGTTGTGGGTGGGTATCCGACCCAGACTGGCGAGGTAGAGGTGACTGTAGGAGTCAACTTCGATGCAACGTACTGGGACTGATGGCACTTCGTTCACTGACCAGATGCGTCGTTCTCCGATGCTGTGGTTGGGTTCTCCGTTGGCCCAAAGTGTTTCTGCGATTTGTCGGGTGGTTCGTTTTCCTGGTGTACCGAACCGGGAATTTCTGGATTCGCGGTCCATTGTGACCCATTCGTGGTCAGCGTCAGCAATGATCTTCCATCCGCCGCTGAACACCAATTCGTAGCATTTCCTGTCGTGGAGGATGTCGTAGGCAGCGGTGACGTTGACAACATTCTCTTGTTCGTCGAATACTTCGTCGCCAACTTTCAGGTCACCCATTGTGGTCCAACCTGTCGGGGTTGGGATCACGGTGTCAAGGGCCAGTGCCTTTCCGACTGCTCTTGCGCATTGATCGACCTGAAATTTCTGCTTACTTCTATACCAGCAGTTTCCCGTAAGGATCGAGCCTTCGAGTGCGAAGGAATGGGTATCGGGGACGACGGCACAGAACACCTCTTCGCTGCCCACGATGTCACTAACCTCCACCACGCTCCAGGCGGATGGTGCGGATATTGGTTGCAGAAACATTCCCGGTCGCAGTTCAATGGTTGAACACTCTCGGTACACTCGCCTGTCAGCCCTACCTGTTCCTGCAAACCAGCGATGGTTCGGGGTTGCTCGAATTATTTTCTTCAGTCCCTGGCGTTCCAGGTGAATCTCTTGTACTGGTCCGACACCGAATGACTTTACCTCAGACTTCACCCACTGACTACCCTGAC